GATCTCGTTGACCGCCTTGTCCTTGTCCACGGTCACGTCGATATAGGAGGTATCGCCGTGGGTGGCAGCGGCGCCGGCGGTCTTGGAATAGTCTCCGATCTGGACCTCGGTATCCCGGACGGGCACCTTGACCTTGCCGGCCTTGGGGTCGCCTTCATAGCGGTTGTTGAAAATCACGCCGTCCTTCTTGACGATGGTGGCACGCAGTTTCACGTCCACCAGAGAAGAATAGCGCTCCTGGAGCGTATGGGCCATATGTGTTCATCCTTTCTCAATTGAGCTTCAGACCGGGATTGAGCCGGGCAAAGGCCGCCTCCACGCCGGTCTGGGTGCCCCCCACTGTCAGGCCGCCGGTGCGGGTGGCATAGGGGGGCGGGGTCTGTGTGTCTTCAAAGAGGTATCCATGTTCCTTGCGCACCTTCTCCAGCGCGGCTTTCAGATCCTCCGCCTGATTCTTGCTCTGGCGCAGCTCGTCCAGCTTCAGGAAGGGGGCCACCGCCTCCACGTCACGGCCGTGGGCCGCGGCAACGGCTTCCTTCACCACCGCCTGAAAAGCACTCTCCGCCTTTTCCGCCTCATGGGCGGCGATGGCGTCATTGTATTTGCGCTCCCAGTCGGCGGCGGAACGCTTGATGGCGTCGATGTCCTGAGACTGGAAGCCCTGAATGGTCTTCTGGGCCTGGGAGAGCTGCTCCTTGATGGTGGCGTAGTCGGAAAAGGGCGCTTTGGCGTGCTCGATGTCCCGGCCGTTTTCCTCCGTGATGGCGTCGATGATCTCTTTGGGCAGGGGCTGGTCCCCTACTTTGAAGTTCTGCAAAAATTCCCGTTTCATGCTGTCTCCTTTCTCCGCTATGCTTTTTATGGGGTCGCTTCCCTTGCGGCTGCCGCTTTACGCCCGGCTGGCTGAAATAACAAATGGGAGCCGGCAGACTTGCGTCTGTCAGCTCCCATTGCTCTTACCCGGCGCCGATTCGCCGGGCGTCACATATTGAATTTTCTTTTTCACCTCCAGGACAACGTATCCGTCCCCCTTCCGGCGGACCTCGGCGTCGTTGCCCCGCCGGAGGATGGCCTCAATGGCCCGAAGTATCTCATGCATCGTTCTTTTTCCTATCGTCCAGAACTTCGATATGATCGATTTCCATCTCCGTGAACCCTATGATATGAGACTCCGTTTCCAGGTCGATTTCTGCAAATTGGTTTCCTACATCGTCATAATCAAAGGTATAACCATACAGCTCGCCAGTATAACTGTTTCCATCCACGTCGTGGATACGGATCTTCTTTCCAAAGTAATCGTCTGGATATTTTATCTTCATAGTGTTCACCTCCCGGAATATGGAACGATATGTACGCCCGTCTTACTGTAATGGATTTTAATTTTACTTGTCTCTATTTTATCATTTTCTTTGTTAATTGTATAGCCTATCAGCTCACCAACATCAATAATCTCTTTTTTATCCCACTCTCCTTTTCGATTCAGGCTCAATGTCCCTGTTCCTGCTTTCTCATGTATCATCTTCTGAAGCTTTTCCAGAGATATTGTAATAACACTGCGACCCTCTATGGATGTCCCGCTCATATGACGCGCCTGCTTTTCCGGATTGATGGTCAGGGGATAGCCCCCATTTTTTATTTCCGCTCTTGCCAGACGTACCGACTCTGTATCAGTGTTGATCTTATGTTCTGCTCCTGTTGGCTTTACTTTTGGATTCTCTCTCTGCCCTAACCCAGCCACCATAAGCCGTTCCTCTTCGGTCCGCAGGCCGGCGGATTTGGAAAAGCGCCGGTATTCCTGCCGGAGCCGCCGGAGCCGGATCCGGGCGGCGGAAAGCCGGTCTTTGTCCCCGCCCGCCTCTTCCACCAGAACACGCCGCTTCTGTGTGCGGATAGCCCGCTCGATCTGCCGCTGCTTCTGGGTGGCCTCGTAGCCGGTATAGTGCCGTCCGTCCACGGTTACACCGGTTTCATTGTCCGATCGGAACTGCTCCAGCTCCTGGGGCGTGTATTGGGGCTGACTGATCCCCAACAGGATGGGAAAGGCGTTATGTCCGCAGTTGAGGGTCCCGATCCGGCGGTGCAGGCTGGCGTTCAGACAGGCATAGGCTTCGTCGCTGTACTGCTTTCCCTGGAATGGCTCATGGTCGGGGGCGCTCATGGCATGGGCGGAGATCTCCCAGCCGTCGGCCCCCAGGGTGTCGTGGTTCTTCTGACTGATTTCCTCCACCATCAGGCCCAGACCACCCATCAGATTCCGGCGGACCGCCGCCTCCAGGCTGGTGTGAATGCCGCTTTCATAGTCGATGGTGCGGATGCCCTGCCGGACCAGTTGGGCGCAGGCCTTCCGGAGGGCGGTGTTGTAATCCGCCCCGCCGCTCACCACCTGGGTAAAGGCGGTATCTGTGGCGTGCTGGTAGGCGCTGGTCAGCTCCCGGACCACCCCGTCCTCCCCCACAAATCCCATGGTCTGGGTGAGGTTAGTCAGATCCTCCTGGGCCAACTTCACCGCAGCCTCCACGATCTGTTGGGCAATGGCGTTATCCGCAAAGGCCAGCGCATCCCGGGACAGGTGGCTGATGTCAAAGTGATATCCTACCTCCGCCGCCTGCCGGAAGAGGGTCTGCACCTCCTCCAGCTCTTTGCCCAGCAGCTCCCCCACCTGCCGCTCTACCTCATCCCGGGACTGACCCAGCTTCTGGAGCTTCCAGATCTGATAGGCAGCGGTGCTGGTGAGCTGCCCGGCCTGTGAGACCCGCCGGGCAATGTCTTTGACCAGATATTCTGTGAGCGGCTCGGTGAGACGCTGGAAGGCATCCTGAAGCCCATCCACCTGTTCCGGGGTCAGCATTACGCCTCACCGCCCAGAAGCCCATCAAGAGCGGGCATATATTTCTCTCGGATGGCTGCCAGCTGCTCGGGGGTGTCGGTGGGCAGATTGAACCGCCAGCCCACCGCGATCTCCGGCTTGAGGAGACCGGCGGCCACCATATCCTTGTAATCCTGCCAGGTCTTGTCCTCGTCGTACAGTACCCCGTTGCCCCAGTCGATTGTCACCTCTTCCGGCCTGACCTCTCGGGCGTTGGGGACCTGGTAGAGCGTTCCGATACGGCCGGCCAGCACACAGGCTTCTCGCACCGCGCCTTCCCACATAGCCTGAAAGTCCCCGATGGTGAGGGCATAATCGCCCTCGCTGGAGGTGACCTCGGTGGCGGTGCGTTCGGCGGCCTCCACCTCGGATAACAGCCCCCGCTTCAGGCCGATCATGCTCTCCACGTCCCGCAGGTACTCCTTTTTCCGGGCCAGAAAAGAGGCCTCCCGCAGCGCCGGCGAAAAGATAGAGACTCCCAGTTCGCCGGGGCTCTCGTCCAGCCCCACAAAGACCTTGTCCCGGAGCATCCGGCGCTGGCCGTCCGGGCCCATGGGGGTGAGCAAATCGGCAGAGACCACGATGCGGCTCTGTCCCCTCTCAAATTCTCCGTTCAGCTGGGCTTCGTTGCGGTTGATGTTGTGGATCAGGCCGGACGCGGCGGCGAACACAGCCACCGGGTCACAGCTTCCGTCCACACAGTTGGGCGCCGGGCAGCGGATGGGGACAAGCCCCAGCCCCATGGGCTCCGGGAAGGTGTACTCGGGCGCCAGACCGGCGTATTGGGGCATGGCATCCAGCGCAATTCTTCGCCCCAGCTGGTCCCGGACGTGGGACACATAGAGCAGATTGCGCAGGGTGAGCCGTCCGTCGCTTCCAATGGTCCGCCGCTCCAGCAGGGTATAATACTTGCTGCCGCCGCTGGTATGTTCCGCCGTGCCGATGTCGGTGGGGTTCCCATCCCCGTCCCGGCCAAAGATCAGCATAGAGGGACGGGACACCACCGAAAAGGCAATGCCTGCCCGGGTGGGACAAGGCTTAAGATAGGCCAGGCCCCCGGTCATGGCGGCATGGACCGCTTCCGTCCTGTGGGCATCCAGCGCGGAGAGTACCGAGCGGAGGAAGGGATCTTCCGCGCCGGCCTGATACTCGCCAAAGGTGGTCTTGGTCAGCTTGTTGACCACCGTATAGGGGATGCGCTGGCAGGGGTCCTCTTCTTCGGTTGTGGTGGTCTGATAGAACAGCGTGTACCAGTCTCTGACAGCCTCTTTCATGGGGGCTGAGGTCAGATCCAGTGCCCCGAAGGCCTCTTCGTAGTGATAGGCCCTGTTTTGAAACAGGGTGGAAATGATGCTCACTTGTTCACCTCGTTTCGGATGGCGATGCGCCGCCGCAGTCCGTACTCAAGGCCAGCGGCATAGGCCCTCAACCGTTGATTTTCCCGGGTCAGATCTTCCACCTGACGGCGCAGGGCGTCCCGCTCCCGCAGAACGGATTCCTTGGCCCAGACCGGCAGGAAGCGCTCCACCAGCCAGTTTTTAAATACCATGTTCCATCCCCCTCACCATGCGCCCCAAAATGGTAGCGCAGAAATAGCGGATCTCGTCCATGGCGTGGTCGTTTTCCTTCACCGGCCGGTCAGTGCTGGATTTTTCATCCCAGCAGTAGAGCCGGAACTCCCGGATCGCGTCGGTACAGCCCCGGTGGATGAGGACCTTCCCGGATTTGAGTAGTGTGGCTGTGAGACAGATGCCGGGAAGCACCTCGTTTTCCGCCTTGCGCACCGGAAACCGGCCATGCCGGCGGATGGCCTCGATAAAAGACGCCGCCGATGGGTCCACCACCACACGGCGGACCGGCAGATCATCCGCCAACGCCTCCAGGGCCTGGTAATACTCCTCGTCGGTCTTCTGCCGCCGCTCTTTGCGCCCCGAGTAGTAATACTCCCGGATGCGCACCGCCTTCTGTCCGTCCCAACACCAGAGCCCCGCCGAAAAGGGGTTCAGCGTGCCGTAGTCCACCGAAATGTAATACTCTCCATGGTCCGGTATCTCTTCGGTGAGGTTGGCCTCCCCGAAGTCGTACACCAGACCGTTGGCCACGCACCACTCCCCCAGGATATAGCGCCGGTAAAAGACGCCGGAG